ATGCTATTTCTGCACAATGGTCAAGTCTTGTTGCAACAAACAATCTTCTTACTGTTACTACTCCTTTAACTGCCACCTCATTTAACGGAAGTGCTACTGATGGAACAACTACAACTGGTGCTACAGGTGTCGGTTACATGGGACTGCCTCATACAACCGCTGCAACGACAGGTGCTTATACACTAGTTGCTGCTGATGCTGGAAAACATATTTACTCTACCGCAAACCGCACAGTAACTATTCCTTCAAGTGGAACCACTAACATGCCAATTGGTACAACTATTGTGTTTATTGCTGGTTCAGGAGTGACGGTAACTATTGCAATATCTTCTTCACCTACTGTTAATTATTTGTTTCTTGCTGGCGTTGGAACAAATGGTTCTAGAACTCTTGCACCGTTTGGTATGGCTACTGCGGTCAAGGTTACTTCAACAGAGTGGTTTATTAGCGGGAACGGTTTGACCTGATGACTGGTGTGCTTGCTGGTGTAATTGGAAGTATCAAAGGCGTAATACCTTTTACAACTTCGGGTGGTACTGTTTATAGCCCTGGTGCAGGCTATACGGGTGTCTATTTTACTGCTAACGGTACTTTTACTGTTTTAACTGGTAGCAAAACTATTGAATTTTTTTATATAAGTGGTGGTTCAGGCGGAGGCGGAGGTGGGCGAAACGCTAGTGGTTACAACACTCGTGGTGGTGGTGGTGGTGGAGCAGGAGGCAACTACGCAGACGGAAATACTCTTTTTGTTTCTACAGCTCCTGGCTTTACAAATAGTTTTGCGATTACTGTTGGTGCAGGTGGTGCAGGCGGCACGGGTAGTTTAGGCGCAGCTTCTGCTACTGCCTATATAGGTCTTACAGGATCAGTTGGCGGTACAAGCGGTGGTGGCGGTTATTTTGCACAGGTACTAGGACCTAGTGGTGGTAGTCCAGGTCGTGCTGGTGGTAGTGGTAGCACGGGTACTTTTGGTGGTGCAGGTCGTACTAACAATTATTTTTCAGGTGGTGCGGGCGGCACCACTACTCCTTTAAGTGGTATGGCTAGAGCGGGTGGTGGAGGTGCTGGAAGTGGAGGTGCTGGTACTGCGGCAGTAACTTCTACCGCTGGTGGAGGTGGAGGATCATACACTTCATCAATAGCATCAACATTTTCTGTTGGTGTAGGTGGTGCGGGCGGCACCACTACAAACTGGGGGTCTACCTCTTCTGCATATGGTTCTGGAGGAGGAGGCGGTGGAGGAAGCGGTCAGACGGGTAGTACTGGTAGAGGCGGTATATTTTTTATAAGGTGGTTGACATGAGTCACTGGGCACAAATAGATGAAAACAATATTGTTATTAATGTAACAGTAGGTAATAATGATGAACCCGATGAAGGCTACCAATGGTTGCTAGACAACATTGGTGGAAGATGGATTCAAACATCAGTCAACACTATTGGTGGCGAACACCTCACTGGCAAAACACCAGTGCGCTATAACTACGCTGGTATTGGCTACACTTACGATGAAACCCGTGACGCTTTCATCCCACCCAAACCTGAAGAACACGAATGGGTTTTGAACGAAACAACATGTCAATGGGACATGGTTGAACTATCTGATACAGTACAATTATCTGACACACCCTAGGAGGGGAAAATGAACAACCAAATCGACTTCAACAAAGTCATCGAAAACCTATCAACACAAATCGCAATGCAAGCACAGCAAATCGCAATCTTGCAGACCGTTCTACAACAGTTAGTACCAGCGGAAGAAACCGCCAACACTGACGTAGTGGATAATATTGAAACACCTGAATGAACCAACCATCAAAAAAGCTTTAGCCGCTAACGCACACCACTCACGTGCAGTACAGCGACAGCAACAATTCTTGCAACTAACGCAAGCAAATGTTCCTTTACAAGAAGCTTTAAAAATAGTTGGTGTCGGATATGAGGCATACCGCCAGTGGCGTAAACGAGATAAGAAGTTTGCTGCTGAAGTAGACCGTATCCGTGCAAACGAGGCACAAGAAGAAGGTGAGTACAACGGTACTCACGCTTCTTTTGCTAAAGAATACTTTGATATGGAATATGCGTGGTTTCAACTCGTATTCCTACAAGAACTAGAAAATCTACCACCAGGTAATATTCTGATGGCACTCTGGCCACCGGAACATGGTAAAACGACCACATATGAGAACTATGTGTCCGAAATGGTTGCTTTACATCCCAACCGTAGGCAGACAGTAGCTTCAGAAAACCAGTCAATCGCCCGAAAGATCATTGGTCGTATTAAAAACCGTATGGAACCAGGCGGTCCGTTTCCTAAATATGTGGAACGATGGGGCCCATTTCGCCCACCAGTAGGTTTGGGGCAAGGCAAAGTGGCTCAACCGTGGGGTGCGGACCACTTCAACGTTTATAAGAAGTCACATCATGACGAGCGTGACTATACGATGATGGCTCTTGGTGTTGGATCATCAATTGTTTCAACCCGTACCGACCATCTTCATGTTGACGACATTCAATCCGTCAAAACGTACACTCAAACCAACAAGATTGAAGAATGGTTCCGACAGGACGCACTCACACGCCCAGGTGAACACGGTATTACCACCATTGCTGGCACTCGTGTGGGTGAAGATGATATCTACAGTCGCCTAGCCGACGACACAGACCTACAAGGCATCCTCAAAGTCATCAAGTTTAAAGCAATCATCACCGATTTTGAGACTGGTGAACAAAAACCGCTATGGCCCGAACGCTACACACTAGACATGTTGGATCGTCAGCGACGCAAAGTAGGTCAAGAAGCTTGGGATCGCAACTATATGCAATCCCCAGGGTCATCAAACAGCAACCGAACCTTCACAGATGAAATGGTTGACGAATGTTTGAACCCTCTGATCTCTTTAAAGCATGAAATACCTACCGACAACATCGTTTATGTAGGCTTAGACCCCGCACTTGGGTCACAAAACTGTGTGATAGCCTGCGAAGTATCCCCCGAAGGTAAACTTATTGTTCGTCGTATCCGTGAAGATGTAGGATTCCGACGCAACGAACAAATCATGCAAGCTTTAGATAGCGTCATCCAGTCCTGCAACCTAACAGGACGAGTAACAGACGTAGTAATCGAAACTAAAAACTTCCAAGCCGGCCTAGCAAGAGATGAAAGATTGCTAGAAATGCAACAACACTACGGGTTCGCAATGCGAGAACATATTACTGGCTGGAACAAATATGATGAGTCAGTAGGTGTAGCATCTATGTGCGAATCATTCATGCGACAAGAAATTGTGTTACCATGGGCAGGAGATGACTATACTAGAACCGAAATAGGGGAACTATGTAGGCAACTAAAGGCATGGAGGCCAGGTGCTAGAGGTAGTAAACTTAGGCAAGACAGAGTAATGGCACTATGGTTTGTATGGATTCTTTGGCGACAAAGATGGAAACAACCCATAGAAACTAATACGAATGAAACGTGGAGAGTCAAAGGAATACCCTGGTCAGGTACCAGAACAGGGTTAGTAATTCCACTAGGAGCAAAAGTTTGAGAACATTCGATGAAATAACACGCATAGTAAAGGACTTGCAAACAATGCAAGGTCCTGTACTTAACCGTATGAAGGATATTCTTGATCGTTATGACGGCGATTGGATTCTTCCAATGCCCGACATTGACAAAGAACCAAACCTCCCACCCCTAACACCAGCACTTATTGCTGAAGCCGTAGACAATATGGCTATGCGAGCCGCTTCGGTACGCCCAAACAACGTGTTTCCTGCCATTGACCCCATGAAAGATAACGGTCGCAGGTCCCGTGAATATGCTGATAAACGAAGAAAGATTGTTGCAGCAACCTACAGCAACTCTAAATGGAACCTTGGTCGTCGTCGTTACTACCGCCAACTAGCCGCATACCACACTTGCAGTCTTGTTGTTATCCCTGACTTCAATGCAGGCATCCCCCGTATTGAAATCCGTGACCCACTCGGCACCTATATTGAGCCGACAGCCAACGAAGAACTACGACAACCCGAATATGTAGCGTTCGTTACCCGTCACTCAGCCGAATTTTTGCGGCGTGTTTATCCACAATCACGCCAAGAAGTAGGTGGACCAATCCACAAAGACGACTACCGTGACCTTTGGGAATGTGTTGAATGGTACGACCTAGACCAAACCGTATTTGGTATCGTCGGACCCGTATTTGATGACCGTCGCATGTCAAGCGAACGCCCGTGGATTACCCCGTGGCAACAGTTATCACCAAGTTACCCGAACCGTCTTGGCATGATGCCAGCCGTAGTGCCACACAATGTGAGCCTCGGACGCATTGCAAGCCGTATCGGATCAATGCTCGGCAACGTAGACCTACAAGCAAGACTTATGGCACTAGACATTCTCGCCCAAGAGAAAGCTATTTGGCCTGACATGTACGCTATTGGGCGTTCAGGTGGTATGCCCCGTATTATTGGTG